GATTTAATTATATTGGATGATTTTGAAGATGAAAATAATACACTTACGCAAGAAGCTAGAGCAAAAAATGGGAATCTTATTACAGCAGTGGTATACCCAGCCCTTGAGCCACACACAGGTAGGTTGCGTATTAACGGTACTCCTGTTCATTATGATAGCTTTATTAATAATCTTATAACCAATAGTGAAAAAGCTAAAAAAGATAAAAAGGATTTTGCATGGGATGTAAGACTTTATAAAGCAATTGATAATAAAGGTAATTCATTGTGGTCAAGTTGGTTTCCACTAAGCAAGTTAGAAGAAAAAAAGGTTTTTTATCGAGATAGTGGTATGCCTCAAAAGTTCTATCAAGAATATATGATGGAAGTGCAAAGTGAAGAAGATTCTATTTTTAATTCAAGACATATCAAATTTTGGGAAGGGCATTACGAATGGAATGAAGATCATCAGCTTGGATATATATGGCATGACGATCAGTTAAAACCTGTCCAAACATTTGTAGGGGTTGACCCTGCAACAGATGTTAATCGAAGAGATAGCGATTTTAGTGTATTAATGGTTATTGCAGTGGACCAAGACAATTCGGTTTATGTAATAGACTATATTCGAGAGCGTGGTTTATCAGTTATGTCAATTTTAGGTGAAAATAAAGATGGCATTGTAGATCACATGTTTACACTAGCGCATAAATATCATCCTTTATTAATGGTGGTTGAAGATACCACTATGTCTCGACCTATTTTTCAATCTTTGCGATCTGAATCTATGAGGAAAAATGATTTTTCAGTTAAATGGAAAGAAGAAAAGCCAGGTACAAGACAAAGTAAACGAGATCGTATTCAAGGTATACTTTCTCAAAGATTTTCTATTGGTCAAATTTTTATTAAAAAAAACCATTACGATTTACATCACGAAATCGTAACTTTCGGTAGTCGAATGGCGCATGATGACGTAATTGATGCTCTTGCCTATTCGGTAAAATACGCAACTCCTCCAAAAAGTCTCGTCAAAGAAAACGGAGTGTATCTCCGTAAAACCAAGCACCGTCCAAAAAGTTGGGTACTTGCCTAGTGGCAAAAAAAGACAAGAAAGCGGACAGAATACGAAAACTTTTTGATGCAATAAATGACACTCATCGCCAAAATTGGGAAGTAATTAACCAAGAAGGTCATGATTTTTACCTTGATAATCAAATAAGCGAAAACGATGTAGAAGCTTTAAGAGATCAAGGCATGCCCACATTTACGGTTAATAGAATTATACCTGTTGTGGAAATGTTAAACTATTACGCAACAAACAATACCCCAAGATGGCAAGCTGTTGGTGTGGAAGGATCTGACAGCAATGTCGCAGCTTTATTTTCAGATGTTTCGGATTACATTTGGAATTATTCAGAGTGTCAAACTTTATATAGTAATGTTATAAATGATGCAGTAACTAAATCAGTTGGGTATTTGCAAGTTGACGTTGATCCTAACGCAGATAATGGAATGGGAGAAGTGGTTATTAAGCAACCCGATCCATTTGATGTTTTTATTGACCCCAAAGCAAGAGATCCTTTATTCAGAGATGCAAATCATGTCATTATAAGGAAGGTCCTACCAAAAGCACAATTGGTGCATTTATATCCTGACTTTGAAAATAAAATTAATAATTCTAGCTCTCGTTATGCCTCAGATTATGACTATACAGATAAGCCACTAGATAGCGCAGATTTTCAATACAAAGAAATTACAACAGGCTATGATAAAGAAGGGGCAATTAGCGAGTTAGTCGAATACTTTGAATTATACGAAAAAGAACAAGTTAAATATTGCAATGTATTTTATCAAAGAACACCAAGTCCAGAACAAGTAGCTGAAATAAAAAAACAAGTTGATACCCAAATTCAAGAAGCTACTGCTGAAATGGAAGTTCAATTACAGGAACTACAAAAAAAATTAGAAGAAGGCGTTCAAAGAGGTGAAATATTACCTGAAAGACAAGAATTAGAATTAAAAAAAGCAGTAAAACAAAATGAGGCGCAACTTGCTCTAATGAGTCAAGAATTAATGGCTCAAGCTCAAAAAGAAATGTCCATAGTTGAAAACAAAATAATTACTGCTGAAGAATATAAAGTTCTGACAGAGAATAAAGAATTTGCCGACACTATAGTTGATCATGTCTTTTTTTACAGGCAACAGATTAAAATGACTAAAGTCGCAGGCGATACAACTTTATCTGAAAGTACACTTCCTAGTGAGCATTATCCGTTAATTCCTTTTATGTACAAATGGACAGGAACTCCATATTCAATGAGTGCAGTTGCCCCTTTGGTTGGTAAACAACAAGAAATCAACAAAGCCCATCAGCTTATGATACACAACGCATCATTGGGAAGTTCTTTAAGGTGGATGTATCAAGAAGGATCTATTGATACTGCTTATTGGGAAAAATTTGCATCTGCTCCTGGCGCTTTATTACCTGTAAATCAAGGCTTTGAAGCACCTAAAGAAGTTATGCCAACACAATTATCAAATGCATTTTACAATATCATTCAAAATGGAAAATCTGATATGGAGTATCTTGCAGGTATTTACGGTACTTCTATGGGGTCATCTGATACAGACGTTGAAACTTATCGAGGTTTACTTGCTTTAGATGAGTATGGCACAAGACGAGTTAAGCAATGGTTAAAGAGTAGTATAGAACCTTCTTTAAAACATTTAGGAGAAGTGGTTAAAGATTTTAGTCAAAGTGTATACACCGCTCATAAAGTAATGAGAATTGCTCAACCTAATAATATTGAAGAAATGAAAGAAGTAGAGCTTAACATTCCTATTTATAATGATTATGGACAAGCTATTGGGAAGTGGAATGATTATGAAACTGCAAAGTTTGATGTAAGAATTATTGCAGGGTCTACGTTGCCTCTAAATAGATGGGCGTACTTATCAGAATTAAAAGAATTATTAAAACTCGGTATTGTTGATGATGTGGCAGTATTAGCAGAAACTGATATTCGCAATAAAGAAAAAATTATTAAAAGAAAAAGTTTATATGCTCAATTGCAAAGTCAAGTTGAGTCTCTTCAAGAAGAACTCAAAGACAAAACAGGTACAATTGAGACACTTTCACGCCAGTTAGTTCAATCGGGCATTAAAAGTAAAGTCCAACAAGGCGAAATGGAAGTTCGTAAATCAGCAATGAACGCTCAATTATCTTATGGTCGCTCATCCGATAAGGTAAAAGCAGAGTCTGATTTGCAAAGAAAATTATTACAAATGAATTCACAAACAAACGGAGTGATTAATGAGTAAAACCGATGAGGTAAACCCAAATAATGCTGAACAAAAAGATGTTGAAGATTCAGTATTTGGCTCCTCTCAAGGGTTTTTTGACGATCTTGACAGAGAAGTAAACGGTGCTGTTATGGATGGTGGAGAAAAACCCATAGAAGAAAACAAAGAATCTGTAGAAACAACTAAGGAAACTCCGCTTTTTACCGATATGGAAAAAGCAGACCCTAAAGCTGACAATACAGATTGGCAAAAGCGCTATTCAGATTCATCACGTGAGGCTCAACGATTAAAAGATGAGCTAGATAAGACGAACCGCTTCAAACCGTACATAGAAGCTTTGGAGAAAGATCAAGGCTTAGTAAACCATATTAAAGAATATGTAGAAAATGGACAAGAACCTAAACCTATAAAGGAAGCCTTAAAACTTCCTGAAGATTTTGTTTTTGACATGGATGAAGCGTTAGGCGATGCTAATAGCAACAGTGCTAAAGTTTTAAAAGGCATTGTTAATCAACAGGTTTCAAGTCAAGTTGATCAAAGATTAAAACAAGAAAACGATCTAAGGCAACAAGATAAAATGCAATCTGAAAGAGATCGCCAAGCTAACGAGTTTAAACAAAAAATGGGTTTAGATAGTAATAATTTTAACGAGTTAATGGATTGGGCAAATAGTCATAAAATTAGCTTTGAAGATATTTACTATTTAAAGAACAAAGACTCTGCAATGCAAAATGTTGCTCAAAATACTAAAAGTGATATGTTAAATCAAATGAAAGCAGTAAGGAACATTCCTACATCTGCGAGTGCAACGAATTCACAAGCACGAACAACTGATGTTAACGATGCTGTATTTGAGGCAATTAAAAACATTGACGGAGGGATTGACTCTTTATTTAACGATTGACTGTTTTCTACTTAATAAGTAGGAGAATAAAATGGCTGACAATCCATTTAAATTAGCAGACAATAACGTTGCTCCAAGTAGTAACGGTAGTTCTCCAGTAACTGGTGGTTCAGGTATTGGAGATCTTAGAAGACGGTACGACTTTAGTGGTCGTGTCTCTGAATTAGCAATTGACCAAACACCTTTCTTTAGGTTTTTATCAATGGCTGGAAAAAAACCAACTTCAGATCCAGAGTTTAAATCTTTGGAAATGAGACAGTCTTTTCACAAAAGATATGCTTACGTTGTAGCACATGATATGGATGCAACTGCATCAACAAATTTAGCTACAGATAATAACTACATAGCTACTACAATACCAACTGATGCAAAATTGGCGGCTGATCAAATCTTTGCAATAAAATTAGAAGGTGATTTTAAAAAACCAATTGAACGTGTAGT